CACAGCACAGCTATCCCCATTGTCCAAAGCATGAGACTTTTTCTCAAACCACATTGCCTTATCCACAGGCTTTGCCAAATTAGACTTCCCCACCTCAACCCTAAAATGATTTACGTGGCTCTCAAGCCCTGCCTTATCCGCTTCTTCCTTTGTCATAGGAGACAGCACCCTTGCACTTCTCACTGCTGCTATAAGAGAAGACCCACCCCTAGCACTCTCCACATTTGTTTCCATGTTCTGTATGTTTTTTCTTGTGTGATGCACTATTTCTATGGAGATACCACGCCCATTCCCACAGCTATCAGCCAAATCCGATAGCCTTTTAGCCAGTGTCCGAAACACCATATTTGTTTCATCTGCTGTTGTAAGATTAGCCAATGGGTCAAGACAGAAGACATCTATACCTTTATCTGTACAGAAGTCCTCTATAAGCTTGAAATTTGCCTCATTGATTTGCCCCTCAAATCCTTCACTCAACAGAAGGTCATAATCCCTCCCACTGGCTATATACAGATGATCTACCAACTCCTCCTGTGGCACTCCAAAATGCTCACACGTTGCCACACACCTACGCTGTATCTCTTCCATTGGGTCTTCTCCATTAAAATACAGCACCTTTAGCCTTTGCGTTGGCTCTACACCCAATAGATTACGTCCAGTAGCCATCGCTATCATTTCTGTAAGACACAAGGTAGATTTACCCACACCCCCTGTAGCGATGGTAATACTAGCGAAATTCCGTATGTAATGATTGTCATAGAGAAACCTACGAGGAGGAATAGTCATTGCGTCTACCACAGTCCATGATTGAAACGGTACTGAACTCTCTGGCTTACACTTAATTGAAGGGGCATCCTTTACGAGCTTATCGAACTCATCCTTAGACCCTAGCCACCCAAAATAATCGCTTACATCTTCCTTCTGATTGCTAAGAGGCAGATGCACCACCTTTAGGCTACTGCACACGCTCTTGAGCTGCTCCACAACCTTTTCTGCGTGTTTACGCCCCTCATCATCATTATCTGGCACAATGACACAATCTCTACCTGAGAAATGACTATTAAGCTCCACCTTCCAATTGCTTGCCCCAAAACAATTCGTTGTAGCCACATACCCCATCTTCGCTAGAGTATTTGCGTCTTTCTCGCCCTCAACGATGTATATGATTTCATCACGCCTATCGTAGATATCTTTTAGCCTATAAGGTACTTGCACAACGCCCTGCAAATTCCACACATAGCCAGTGCCATTCATCCTACGAGGCCGAAACGTCTTAGGCTCAAAACGTACTACCTCGTATAAAGTGTTTCCATCCTTATCAGTGTAGGGATATATATCTTTTATATTATCTCTGTTCTTTGGCTCTTCATATTTCTTGAGATAGTCGATGTGATCGTTAACGTGTTCTTTTATGAGGTCAATTAAACCGCCCCCATAACCCAGTTCGTGGTTGTAGAAAGTGTGTTTACTCAAGTCTAAACTTAAAGAACCATGCGTTCCCCATCGTAATTCTTTATCATTAGATAGCTTCTTATTAGGCTCACCTAATAAATCTAACGCTATTTCTTTTGTATGCTGATATATCATCACACCCACCCAATAGTAGGGGACTCAATATTACCCTTACTCCAAATAAACCACGCCAACGCTAACATCCCACCAGAATGAGGCTCACCATTCTTCATTAATGCCTGTCTCTGACTAAACACCCATACTTTTTCTGGTGGATAGCTCTTAAAGAAATTACGCCTTGCCACACCCTCCAGAAAGCTCAGTTTGAGGAGCAATGCCACTTTATATCTGGATAGCTCTAATGCCCTCTCAGCAAACTCTAAAGCGTTCTTAAATGGGGGATTAGTCACAATATTATCGTGTTTTTGTGTCTCCATAAGAAAGTCAACTCTTGGCGTTCCATATCCTCTATCTACGAGGTCACTGGAGAAGACCTTATACCCATGTTTAATTAATACTTTTGATATATGCCCCTGACCACAACAAGGCTCATAGATATCACCTCTAAAGGACGTTACCCTTAATAGCTTCTCTGTTGACTCTTCAGGGGTAGCATAAAAATCATTCTTTTCTCTGTTGGCACTGTAGCCGACTATTTGTTGTGCTTTATTCAAAACAACATTCCCTGTCTATAAATAGCGTAGCTACTGTCGTATCTATCTGATTTGCCTTGAGGGTAGGGGTGTATTTTGTATTTGAGGCTTCGTAATATCTTCTTACGCTCTGTTTTACTTGCACTGACAAAGACATATCTGTGTTTACGTGGTCTTTGTGCTGTGTAGAAATCACTATTAAGTAAGCGTTCTTTAAGAGATAATCGAGTGAGAGTACGACTATGAGCATTACTTCCCTTTAGTCTCCATTCGGTTCTTTTATCTGATAAGCCTGTATAAATAAAATTAGTAGCTTTATATATTGTGCCTACATGACCCATTGAGGTGTCTGCATACGACACAATAATCATAGGCTTTGGTAATTGCTTCATACTATTTCCAACTAAAAATGACGCTTCATTTTTTTCGTTGTTAAGAAGACACAATCTGTTTAATTCAAAGACAATTTCTGAGTATTCCTTGCCACACACTCCATCACAAAGGGTAGGGGAAGGGGGCTTTCCGTAGGTGATAACACCACAAATTTCATTGTTCTTGATGAGACCAAACGCAAAACTAATACTTGGTATACGTTTGGCATAATGCTTTTTTTTCAGCCATTCATGAGTTTCGTATCCTGATATCGGTATTACTTTCATGGCAAATCCCAATAGAAATTCTGCACACTACGACAATTCTTTTTTGTAGATATTGGGTCTCGTACCTGACTAATAGCCTTTGCCAGAGCCACACACTCTGCATGATTATCAAAGACTAAGCGATGCACTTCGACATTAGCGGTTTCGATATCAGTTATCGTTATCAGATACATTGTATATGTGACTATCTTAAGCATAAAAAAGAGGGGGCTGTTACACCCCCTTAGTTTGGAGGCATCAGTTAAAAAGGTATCTCGTCATCGACAAGACCACGTGCAGCATTTGTGTCCTCTTCCACCACAGGCTCTTCCTTTACTGGTGGCTTATCGGTCATCTCACGCCATGTCTTCACCTCAAACTCTGGAATACGAGTAGTGCCTTGCCCTATCTTTTCCATTCTTGCGCCTTTGTATTTAAGATGTACGGCTTTGCCCTGATTGTCTTTCACCTGAAGACCAACGACTTGCCACAACTCTGAAAAGCCCTTCATTACGCCCACTCCATTAGCAGACCATTCACGCCATCCTTTATCTTTAATCTTCAGCATGACTGAAAACCCACGCCTATGCTCTGGAGATGGGGAAGGGGATTTCTTCCCTAGCTTCTCATCCCATGTCCATTCAGGAGCTTGTCCTTCAGTTATCTTGCCCCAGCCCACCTTTAAGGTGCTTGGGTCTAATAATACATCCTCAAGCTGTAGCTCATCGCCATCAGCTATCCACGCATTAACGCTAGGCTTAAAGCGTATATATTCGCTACTGCCCTCGCTCATCAAACCTAAATCAATAACGTCATTCATTATTATCTCCTTCTTTCACTATTTCTGTTTCTTTTGTTTTGAAGCCCAACATCCAGCCCATGTCTTTTGCGAACTGCACCATGACTTCTTCAGGGATGACGTACAGTCGTTTCTTGGCATCAGCACGACAGATAAGCATTTGCGTACCTTCATCTTGCTCTAGCCACTTGTATAAAGACGCAAATCCAGTTCCGTTTTTGCGCCTCTTAACTTCGACCGTAAGTCCATTCAACCGAATATCTCCGGCTAAATCTTTTCCGTAATGCTTAAAAGCACCACTTGCTAAAACTCTTTTGCATGGCACTCCTAGTCCTTGCCATAGCTTGACTACTTCTCGCTCGACCTCATAGCCTCTACGTTTATTCGTCACCATAATAAATTTCCCTTGAGTTCTTGACGGCTTCAGAAAGGTTCTCTTCCCTTATCTTTAATTCAAGCCGTGCCTGTATTCTGGCGTTCAATCCTTCTCTGAGAACTTCATCTGCCACTTGCGACATAGATGTATATGCCCCAGCCTGTGCCTCTTCCTTCAACATCTTTCGTGTCTCTGGACTCAATAATAATATTTGCTGTTCAACTTCACTCATGCCTTCACCTATATAATTTTTATATAATAAATATAGATTGGACTTGTACAACGTGTATGTTTGGTGTATATGTAGTGAATAAAGTGTTAATAAACGTGTAATAGGAGATGAATATGCTTGATAAATTTATATTTGAAGAGAGTGATGACCCTTTTTTGTGTGATGATCAGTACACCTTAGAAGCGAATAAAAATATTTATATACAAGTTTCTGACGAGTTTATCGTTCACAAATGGGTAGATGAAGAAGAAGCATCATACAACATAGGTTCATTTAAAACCTTAAAGGAAGCAATGACACAAGCATTACAATTAGAGGAGCAAAGCTAATGACTATGAATATAAAAGTGAAAGAAGAGTTTTATGTGGAGAGATATGGTTTTTTCGCTGTAGACCTCAAAGGAAAAACTATTGTTGATGTTATTGAACTTGATATTGGATTGGCTGTTAAGTTCAAAGAACCAATAGAAGGTGCTGAAGATTGGGATAATGAAGTCCACTTCTATGAAGAAGGACATTCAGAAGACCTTAAGAAGATCAAAAGAATTATAAAAGAAGGATAGTCTAATGACCATCCATGACTTCCTTCTGGACTTGGTGGCTATTAGAGGATTAAGTATTAATACCAGAGATGGGTATGCGAATGATCTAAGGATATTCGACAGATATGTAGACAATATCTTAGACGCAACGCAAAAAGATATTACAGACTTTATCGCCTCTCAGAGAGCCAAAGGATTTAATGAT